CAACTTTTCGTACGACAAGACAAGTAAATATACCTTTAATTTTTATACTAAAATGGCTAATGCTAATCAGGTCAGTTTAGGTCGTATTAATCTCTCGACCGGTACTGGCTATGGTGGTGCAACGGATAAGTACGCTTTGTATTTAAAGCTGTTTAGTGGAGAGCTGTTCAAAGGATTCCAGCACGAGACAATCGCTAGAGATCTCGTAACTAAGAGAACCCTTAAGAACGGAAAATCACTTCAGTTCATCTATACAGGTCGTATGACCAGTTCGTTCCACACACCCGGAACTCCTATATTAGGAAATAGTGACAAGGCTCCTCCAGTCGCAGAAAAAACAATCGTAATGGACGATCTATTAATCAGTTCAGCTTTTGTTTATGACTTAGATGAGACACTTGCACATTACGAATTGAGAGGAGAAATATCTCGTAAGATCGGATATGCTCTTGCAGAGAAATATGACAGACTAATCTTCCGCTCAATCACACGTGGAGCTAGATCAGCTTCTCCAGTTTCAGCAACAAACTTTGTTAAACCCGGTGGAACACAGATCAGAGTTGGTGCTACAACTAATGAATCTGATGCTTTCAACGCAGGCAACTTAGTAAATGCATTCTATGATGCTGCTGCTGCAATGGACGAAAAAGGGGTCAGCTCTGACGGCAGATGCGCCGTTCTAAACCCTCGTCAATACTACGCACTTATACAGGACATTGGTTCTAACGGTCTAGTAAACAGAGACGTTCAGGGTACTGCTTTACAAGGTGGTAATGGCGTTATCGAAATCGCTGGAATACATATCTACAAATCTATGAATATTCCATTCTTAGGTAAGTATGGTATCAAGTACGGCGGTACAACAGGTGAGACAAGTCCCGGAAATACAGGAAGTTTCATTGGACCTACACCTGAGAACGCTAACGCAACAGGCGGAGTTAACAACGACTACGGTACTAACGCTGAGTTAGGTGCTAAGTCTTGTGGACTTATCTTCCAAAAGGAAGCTGCTGGTGTTGTTGAGGCAATCGGACCACAGGTTCAAGTAACAAATGGAGATGTTTCTGTAATCTACCAAGGCGATGTGATCTTAGGTCGCATGGCTATGGGTGCAGATTACTTAAACCCAGCTGCTGCTGTTGAACTTTATGTTGGTGCTACTGCTCCTTCTGCATTCTAAATTTATACACTTTATACGGGAGCTTCGGCTCCCTTTTTTTTTATGGCTACTTCAACTATTGCAATCGATACAGAACTATCCGCAGTCAATTCTATTTTGGGTGCCATAGGTCAATCCTCAGTTACAACTTTAAATTTTAATAATCCAGAAACTCAATTTATTTACAACATCTTAGAAGAATCCATTAAGGATGTTCTAAATGAAGGTTGGCATTTTAATACAGAAGAACATGTAGAAGTTTCTCCTGATGCAAATAACAACATAATTATTCCTAATAGTTACCTCCGCTATGACCTTAATAATGGTGAAGATAAATCAATGGATTTAGTGAAGAGAGGTGGAAAATTATATGACAAGGTTCAGCACACAGATATCTTTACTGACAAAGTTTATTTAGATGTTGTCTATTTATATACCTTTACTGATATACCATCAGTCTTTCAAAGATACATTATTGCCAAAGCTTCTACGCGAGCTGCTGTGCAATTAGTGACTAATCCAAACTTAGTTCAATTATTGCAAACTCAAGAGGCATTAACTAGAGCATCAGTAATTGAATATGAATGTAATCAAGGTGACCATTCCTACATGGGATTTCCACACGAAAGTAATTACACATCTTATAAACCTTTTAGATCTTTACAAAGATAATGGCAACTGTTACACAACTTATACCAACATTAACCGGTGGCATATCACAACAGCCAGATGAATTAAAAGTTCCGGGACAAGTTAATGTTGCAGACAATGTTTTGCCAGATGTAACACATGGTCTACTTAAACGTCCCGGAGGACAATTTATTAAATCTCTTAGTGATGGAACTAATAATTCAGTAACTAATGGTAGGTGGTTTCATTATTATCGAGATGAAAATGAGCAGTATATAGGTCAAGTCAGTAGGGCTGGTGATATTAATATGTGGAGATGTAGTGATGGTCAAGAGATGACCGTTACATACACAACATCTCAGGCTACTGCTTTAACCAATTATTTGACTCATTCTAATGACGAAGATATTCAGACATTAACGGTAAATGATTTTACGTTCCTGACTAATAGAACTAAGACAGTCGCGATGGCTGCAACTGTAGAGCAAGCTAGACCTCCTGAAGTTTTTATAGAGTTAAAAACTATAAAATATGCTAGTCAATATTCTCTCAATTTATTTGATAATACAACGACAACTTCTATTTCTACAGCTACAAGAATTAGTGTTGAACAAATTAAATCTAGTAATAATTATTGTAATAGTAGTGGTGGGATGGAGACGCATCCTAATAGGATTTCTGAATCAACTAGATGTACTTCCACAGCAGGAACTGGAGATGATGAACAAGCTCCAAATGTAGGTACTCGTATATTTGATATTAGTTCTGGTACAACTTTAGTTGATGACGCAGCTGTATCTACAAGAGGAGGTACTGATTATTCTTATACAGTTGGCATCACTAATGCTGCTGGAGCAGCTAACCAGTCTGGTAGAAAAAACTTATATTTTAGAATCACATGCACAGGACAGTCATATCCCGTAGATGGTACTAATTATAGAACTAGATATACAATCACAAACGATCTTTTATATGGTGGCGAAGGTTGGCAAACTGGTGACTTCTTTTATGTTTATTTGAAAGATGCTTATTATAAAGTAAAAGTTGAGGAAGTTAGCACTTCAACAGTACAAGCTAATTTAGGATTACTAAGACCTAACCCTACGTCATTTGATACAAAAACAACAGTTACAGCTCAATCTATTTTGGGAGCTATAAGAGCAGACATTATTGCAACTGGTAATTTTACAAGTGCTAATGTTCAGCAGATTGGTAATGGTTTATATATAACAAGAGCCTCTGGAAGTTTTAACGCTACTACTCCTAACTCATCATTAATAAATGTTGTATCTGGAGAAGTACTAACTGTCGAAGACTTACCTAAACAATGTAAGCATGGGATGGTAGTAAAGATTACTAATACTGAAGCTACTGAGAACGATGATTATTTTGTAAAGTTTTTTGGAAACAATGATCGGGACGGAGATGGGGTTTGGGAAGAATGTGCTAAACCCGGAACCCAAATTGAATATGACAAGGCAACAATGCCGGTTCAATTAGTTAGAACTAACGCAACAACGTTTACCCTTTCTCAAGTAGATTACGAACAAGCTAATGCTGGAGATACTACAGCTACTACTGGTACAAACCCTAGAGCTTCTTTTGTAGGAAAGACTATTAATAAAATGGTCTTCTTTAGAAATAGATTAGTAATGCTGAGTGATGAGAATATAATTATGTCTCGTCCGGGAAACTTTTTTAATTTCTGGGCTAGGACTGCTGTTACTTTTTCAAATATTGATGTTATTGATATCTCAGTTAGTTCAACTTATCCAGCTATTGTCTACGACGCTATACAAGTTAATGCCGGATTATTAGTATTTACGAAGAACCAACAATTTCTATTAACTACAGATAGTGATGTGCTTAGTCCTCAGACAGCAAAGATCAATGCACTATCAAATTATAATTTTAACTTTAAAACTAATCCCATATCATTAGGAACTACTGTTGGCTTTTTAGATAATGCAAATAAATATAGTAGATTCTTTGAAATTTCTAATTTACTTAGAGAAGGAGAACCTATTGTTGTTGAACAGAGTAAAGTTGTTTCTAGTTTATTTAACGATGATTTAAAATTAATTTCTAATTCAAGGGAAAATAGCGTAATTTTCTTTAGTGAAGAAGATACATCAACACTATATGGGTACAGGTACTTCCAATCTGGTAATGAAAGAAAGATGGAGTCATGGTTTAGTTGGACTTTAACTGGGACAATTCGATACCATTGCATGTTGGACGATGCTTTATATGTTGTTGTTAAAAATGGAACTAAAGATCAACTACTTAAATACTCTATACAGCTGGACTCATCAAGTCATTTTGTAACTAGTGGAATAGATTTTCCTGTTCACTTAGATCATTCAATGGAAACAAGTGGATGGACATATAATGCTACTACTAACAAATCTACTAAAGCTAAACCGACTGGATTAGAAAGCACTACAGCTCAATTAGCTGCATATGATAATTCTAATAATAATAGTGGTGTTCAGAATTTAGGTAGGTATGGAAAGATAACAGTTAATGGGTCTAACTTAGAACTAGATGGAGACTGGTCAGGAGAGACATTTATAATTGGATACTTGTTTGATATGAAAGTACAGATTCCAACTATTTATTTAAAGAGTCAAGTAGGAGAAAACTATAGATCTGATACTAGATGTGATTTAGTAATACATAGAATTAAATTTAATTTTGGGAATGTTGGTGTTTATACAGTAACTATTGATAAGGAAGGTAAACCTACATTTACAGAGGAAAGGGAAGTAAACCAAGCTAACCTCTCAACTGCAAATAATCCTAATTTTTTACAAGGTAGTTCTGAGACTATTCCTTGTTATGAAAGAAATAAAACCTTAACAGTAAACGTTTCGTCTAAACATCCAACTCCAGCAACCCTTCTTTCTTACAACTGGGAAGGAGATTACAATCAAAAGAATTATAAACGTGTCTAAATACATCTACCCTGCAACGTTGGAAGCTGCCTTAAATGTAGCTTCTAACTTGTTACCAGATGATCGTTTGGAAGTTGTTGAGGGTCATGGACATGATCCTGAGAATGCAATAGTAGTTGCAATGCACAATTCTGATAGTGTGTATTTTAAAGTTCCAAATGATGAAATAGCTGGTATGGCTGGTGTTACTACAGACGGGCAGATCTGGATGCTCTGTACACCATCTATCCTTAAGTATCCACATACATTTGCACGAGAATCGAGAAAGTATGTGAGAAGTAGAAAAGAGAAGTTGCTTTGGAATATCGTAGATAAACGAAACAAAGTTCATATAAAACTACTCAGATTCCTTGGGTTCAAATTTTTAAGGGAAGTAAATCATGGACCAAATAATTTACCATTTATGGAGTTTTGCAAATGTGGGGAGCGATTATAGCAGGAGGGGTCAAAGGTTACCTTGCTGGTCGAGATCGAGACGCTCGAAACCGAGCCGAGAATGAAAGAAGAAGGCAAGAATATAAAAGAGCACTAGAAGTCAGAAAAAGAAAATGGCAACAATCAAGAGATGTTTATGGTGCTAAAAAAAATGCCTATAATATCCAATTAAATGAAATAGATTTAGCTGCTAATAGAGGCTATGAAAAAACACGAGCTGCCTTAAATAACAAAAGAGCAAAAGCTTTAGCTGCTAATGAAGCTGACTTTATTAAATATGCTCAAAAGACATTAGGTAAAGTAGCTGCTGCCGGTATGACAGGACAATCAGCTGGACGTATCGCAGGGAGAATAGAAGCAATTCAACAATTTAAACAAGCACAAAGACTAAATAGCTTAATAAAAAGTGGAGAAGCCGGACAAGCTGCTAACGAAGCTATATACAGAAAAGCAAAAGCTTCACAAAGACAAGCATAT